CGCCTGGGAAACCAACCGCTGCTGATTCTTTGTCAGCCCCTCCGGCATCTTCCATGTTGCCCGTGGAACGGGAATCTCGAAGAAATTCCCCACGGCAAACGTAAACCTGATCCTCTTCCCGAAAATCAGGGCAACAAAAAAGTGCCCCAGTTCATGGAGCACCATCGGGAGGGCTATTAGAATTCCAGTAAGCATGAGATCACCTCACTTGTACTTGTATCGAATGATGACAATACCAGAGAGGGGCTAGAAAACTATCTCGTTCAGTTCCTCCGGCGACTCCGCAGCCTCGATCAGTGGCAACAGCTCCGCCTCACGATCGAAACATCCCTGCACATGCGCCCGGACAGCGTCGGCTATGGCGAGGATTTGCGGTGCAGTCAGTTCGACGAAACCATCCACGCCCTTCCACATACAGGTATAAGTGCTATCTTGCATCGCTTTGAGAGCCGCACCTGTGATTAGGCTTTGTGATTCCCTATCCGTGCGGATTCCGTTGATGCCTGCTATCTCGGCGTTGTAACGTGCCTGTGCGATTTCAGCTTTCTTCCGCTCAACAAGTACAACAAACGGCACTTCCCAAGAATCTTTATTCCAAACCGCTTCACTGTCTATCGGCTCAACGTCTGTCCAGTTCACATCAGGGATAATGCCAATTTCTGTTATCTCATGTTTCTCTTTGGTTGTCTTATCATAATAAATCTTGCCTCTAAAGTCGGACTTTACTTCCCATTCTTCGCCGTTCCAGACGGCAACCTCGTTTATCCCGGCGGTTGGAGGAACTACCGTTACAGCATTTGCAGGAATTAAAAAGACACCCGGTTCTCTTGGTGATTCCCTTGCCTCGCCTGTACCTATATATTCGCCAGTTGATGGATTATAGTTGTAAATAATCATTTATTTCCCCTCCTATTCGTAAACAATACAGAACATCATTGCAACGTTGCGGGGACGGGTTTCGGCGGCAGTCCTGGTGACTAGCGATGAATCCAAGACCAAAAACCACACGGAGCGAGTCATGCCGGCCCCCGGCGTAAAGGCTCCAACGACTTCTTTGCCGCTTTCAGCAAAAGCTCCAGTTACAACCGGGTTCGCGCCTCCGTAGATATCGACAGCTCTGCCGCTGATCTTTTGCATCGCGTCAAGCTGCGCACTTCCCAGCGCCCGCCCAGCATCCACGCCGCGCCCATTATCAAAACCACGGATAAACTCACCACGCAAGTCAGGTAAATTAAATGTTGTACTTCCGTCTCCGGTGCCATAAGTTGTGCCGATAGCCGCGAATAATTCTGAATAAGTTTCTCTGGATATCGTTGCTCCATTGCACTCAAGGCAATGCGTGGGGATTGAGCTGACAGGATAGGTAATAATTGTTCCTACTGGCGTTTTATTCCAATCTGAAAGTCCTTTAGGTGTTACCGCCCTCTTATCATCCTCCCCCGCTAAAACCTCTGCTGATGTGGCTAGTTCGACCATTCCGGCAACGGTGTCAGACGCCACCTGATCTTTTACGTAGGCTGTCGTGGCGATCTTCGTGCTGTCGTCGCTCGCTGGCTGCGTGGGGGCTGTGGGGGAGCCAGTGAGTGCGGGGGAGGCGAGAGGCGCATAGTCTTCCACCACACTCTTCACATGCGCTGTCGTGGCAATCTTCGTGCTGTCGTCGCTCGCTGGCTGCGTGGGGGCTGTGGGGGAGCCAGTCAGAGCCGGGCTTTCCAGCGGGGCCTTCAGCCCGTCAATCTCATTTAGCGCCCCGTCAATCTCATTTAGCGCCCCGTCAATCTCATTTAGCGCCCCGTAAATCTGTACGAATTCCTCGTTCATCTTCACCGAGCTCGCTGGCTTCTCGTTGAACGCTATGGGATTCTTCTGTGAATAGGTCATCTCATCACCTCCATGTATCTCCGGCACCGCGGAGGATCGCCCCGGTCACGGTCAGCGACGTCAGCCGGAACCCGCCGTTCGACGCCACCCTCACCTGCAGATCCCGCCCACGGTACGACATTCGGTGCCGCCTCGTCAGGAAAGAATCCTGATCCCATCCGATACCGTCCTCGTCCCAGCAGAATCCGCCGTCCCATCCGAGGACAAGATCGGAACTCACCGCCTCGCTTTGAGCGGAGACGTAACTAAAACCAAAATTCTTCCGCCACTCCACGGAGAACGAACAGTCCGAGAGCGGTGACAGAGCAATGTGCAGCCACTTCCAGAGCTTTTCCCTCGCGGGGCCATCCACGTTGATAACCCCCGTGGTGAACGAGGAGATGAACAGTTCACCGTTGTCGGTGTATACTCCGGAATCCCGCTTGAACCTGTACACGTGGCCATCCTCCGCGCCGAACAGCACACCGCCGGTGCTCCCCAGGAAGCAGCTTTTCGGGACAAACCTCGTCTTCCACTGATACCAGCTTTCCGTCGGGACGTGATAGACCAGGACGGGCAGGGACGTCACGAGGAAATAGTTTCCCGTCACCGGGTCGTAGACGCCATCCAGCGGAGCATGCGCCCGAAAGAGCGGCGACACGCGCAGGCTCATGGGAAATACCCTGGGGTTCGTGTAATCCTGCACCTGCCGGTGGGAATACAGCCCCTCCTGACCGACGAACAGCAGATCGTTGAGATAATTTTTCACGGTCCTGCCATTGACGCAGGAGAGGTCCTTTGTCAGAGTCTCCGCAGTAAAGTCGTCCACTGACGATCCGTTGATCCGCGCGATGGTGTACGGCCCTCCGGACACATTCCCCTTGAACACGATCGGAATGCCCTCGAGCAGACCCAGTCCTGTGATCTGCGCCCCGTCTCCGTCTTCCACGTAGAGGAATCCGCCGGAGTCGGAAATTCCCCCGCCCCAGTCCTCATAATCCCTCGTGCCCGAGAAGCACACCTTCGACCCTGTCTCCGCGACCCATAGCCGGTTGTTCCACGCCTGTAGGTATATGGCAGCCGCCGGGGCCGGATTGCTCGTCAGGCTCGTCACGGCCGCCAGGGTCGAACCGTCGTACATCTGTAGCGCTCCGCCGGTGGCGATGAAGCACTTCCCGCGGAAGTCGGCGAAGGACGGGGCATTCGTGCCGCTCACAGCCCCGACTTCGGAGGTTGCCCCAGTGGTCTCGTTCAGCGTGTATAACTTCTGATCGCACACCAGGAGCGTCTTCGACAGGGTGGGAGAATAGAACCCGCCGTCTATCCGCTTCGCCAGCGCCGCTTCCGTGACGACCGTCATGCCGGGGCGGCTCTCGAACTGCCCGTCAGGCGACATCCAGACATTCCACCCGTCGGCGATCTGATCCAGCCCGACCACATGCGGAGGGACAGAAACATTCAACCCCCCGGCCAGATGGGGCAGGGTAACGGAAAACTCCCGCTCCCCGTGCTTCGTGCTCGACCGCATCACCAGTACCCCCTCACGACCCCCTCGCCCCTGTCGATGGAGATAAGGGCCTGCTCCACCTTGTTCTGCCAGGAATTCATAAAACTCGCCTCCTGGCTCATGTCGGCCTCATCACGAAGTCCGGCACGGGTCACGGCAAACTCCACCAGGAACCCGTCAAAGGACACGGGCCACGGGGAATAGGTCCTCAAGGCCTGGGGCTGCGGGACATATTTGAACAGATAGCTGTATCCACCGTCAGGGACAGGATAGAGATCAACGGAATCGAACCCTGAGATCCAGAAATACTTCGGCACTCCGTTCTCATTTCTCATCAGGAACACATTTGGATCCACGCTTTCAAGCTTCGTCATGTCGGGGCCGATCCATCCCCGAATATCCCGAAGAATTTCCCCCTCGGACAGGATTACTGTCGAAGCCCCACTTGCCGTTATGCCGGACTGAGTCACGGACACAAGTTCCGGCTTAAGATTTGCGACTATGAAATGGATTGCCCTATGTGCGTCCGTCACATACGATGTCAGCTCCAGGTCGCTCCAGTTTGTTTTATCGGGATCCACAAGGCGATACCGGATTGCCGTCAGGATGTCCGCAATTAAGGTCGCCATAGGGAACCTCCTCTCATCAAAAAATGAGGGGGCAAAAAGCCCCCTCGCGTTTACGTCTCGTCAGCCGTCACCGTTGCGACAAAAGTTGCATCGGTAGCAGCCCAGCCGCCGAATGCCGAGGTGTCGGGGTCGCTCACCGTCAGCGTTGCCTTTTTATCCGCTGTCCATGTTGCCTTCGCCATGGTGACGGTCACGGACAGGTGCCCGTTGGTCATCATGTGCTCCCCTGCTATGGGAAGGATTGCAGCCGTGCAGCCCTCGCCGGTGTCGTCCTCCGCTATGGCGATTTTCACGGGGCCGTTGTACCAGGAATGCACCTCGCCATCGTTCGTCTCCAGGGAGACATCGATGACAAAGGACTGGGCCGCAGCCTTCAACTCTGAAACAAGCGGGGTCGCTGTTTCGGGTGTACACTTGATCTTAAAATCCCCGCTCTGCGCCTTCATGAAGGCCGCCAGAGTTTCCCTGCCATTCTCAGCGCTCCCGGCAACGCCGGAAGTGCATCCGTTGAGCAGATACCTCCGGAGACCTTCGATTCCGGTTCCAAGGGTGACATCAGCCATTGCAGTTCACCACCCTAGTCCGAAGCGCCGCCGGTAATGACGGTGATAACCCCGAAGTCCTCTTCGGAGCCACTTGCGCCGAACTGGGATTTTCGGAACCCGTCTATCACGCCCGTGGCAAACCCAACGCTGTTGTGATAGTCGAAATCGTCCTCTTCCCAGAAGGCTTCCTTCGCAACGGCCCACGCCCCGGCTTGTGCGCCCAGAAGCATATTGAAGCAGCAGTTTGCGCTGGAGCTTCCTTCCGTGGTCAGGCGCACCCAGGGATGCTCCCAGAGAGCAACCCCGTCCCAGATGCCAAGAGCACCCGTGAAGATCGGGTTGTTGGCATCTCCACGGAGGTTGGCGTACTGCTGCGCCGAAAGCCATGCAGAATCTGTTTTGAGATCACGGGCCGCATAGGGATGCACCACCATGACGTAGTACTCCCGACCGTCCACACGAACGGGACGGATCTTCGGGGTTGCCATCATGGCCTTGCGCTTGGCGGTTGAAATCAGGGTCGTGGTCAGCTTTGCGGCTGCCGTGATCTCGCCCAGAGTGTCAACGCTCGAAGCCCCTCCCCAGACGGTGCGATTTGCGGTGGGAGAGGTTCCCAGGGTGGTGAAGAACCGTTTCTCGATGTACTCCACCATCCACGTCTTCAGAGCAGTCTTCGCAGCGGTACGAAGCTTGACTGCGGATTTCTGCTCCTCCATTTTGCCCTTCAGCCTGACCGCATGCCTGATCTGGTCGACCGTCACGGGCATGCTGTAGAAGGTCATCTGCTCTTCGTTGCCCTCAAGGGTATTGTCCCCGCTGATTCCGGAACCAGAGAGCTTCATGAGCAGGGGGATCGTGATCTGGTCTCCGTTATCCTTTTTCAGGTCGCTGACCTTCTGGATAACAGAGGCTTCACCCTCCCCGATGAATCTCTTGAAAAAGAGATCCTCCTGCACCTCCATCCAGAGCTGCTTAGACCATAGCTTTTTTACAAGCTCGGTCGGGATCGTTGTGACTCCGATTGCCATTTCCTATGTTCCTCCTTTGTTAGATTTTGACCCCCATCAGGAGCTTGTTCCTCGTTTCCTGCGGCAGCTTCGCCCACTCGTCACTGGTGATGTTCTCCAGGTCGATGGTCGGGGCCGCAAGCGAACCGCCGCCTCCTATGCCCTCACCTCTGGGCATCGTTGGAGACGGGGCCTTCTTCTGCGCAGGAGGGGTAGGGGAACCCCCCTGTTGGGGTTGTGTTTGTACCCCTTCAGACTGCTGATTCTTCGCCGACATGTACCTGTAGGCGCAGCCAAGCATGTAGGCCATCTCCACGGGATTCGGCTGCAACATGAAGTTCTGGAACTTGACCTGTGACTCCGTGTCCCCCTTCGAGGCCTTGTCACGCCAGTAAGTGAGAAGCTTCATCACTGGTTCCGTGATCTCCTCGTAGTCGGGATGGGACTGCTTCGCCACGTGCTCCTGGGCGCTTATCCTCATCTCAAGCGCCTGGTGCTGCTTCATGGCTGCCGTTTCCTGCTCCAGTGGCCTTAACTTTTCCTGAACCTTGGAGTCGATCAGTTCCTCAAGGGGATCCTTCGGCTCCTCTTCCGGTTTCTGCTGCGCAAATGCCCTTCGTGCCTGTTCGATCTGCAATTGGGCGAGTTGCCCCATCTGGGTTCGGAGAGTTTCAAGCTCCTGTTGGAGCCTCTTTCTCCGCTCCCGCTCCTCATGCAGTGCGGCCAGGGGGACTTTCTTGTCTTCGGGTTTTTTCGCAGCCCCGTCTGCGTCCTTCTCCTTCCCCTCTTCAGGCTCTTTCTCTTCAGGCTTCTGGGGCGCAGCATCAGGCTCCGGCCCCTGATCTGTCGGATTCTCCTGGGGTTCTCCACCCTCCTCCTGCCCATCCGGCGCAGGGGGCGTAGGCTCGATGCCCTCGAAGAGATCCGGCTCTTCCTGCTTCATCTGCTCAAGTATTTCGGCGTTTATTCCCTCGAATTCCGGCATTTCCTTCGTCTCCTTTCAGACGTTCGCCCTTGTCGTAGGCGACACGTGTATAAAAGAAGAGAGAGGCCTCTCCAGGCCCCTCTCGCTTACCCTCGCATTCCCTCTATGATTTGCCTGATTTGAGCCTGGTCAGGCCCCCCTTGAGGCGGCATGGGGGGAGCACCAGGCTGCCCTGCGGGCATCCCAGGCTGCCCCCCTATCCCCTGCGATTGTGCCGCCTGACTCTGCGCCGCCATCATCCGGTTCTTCAGATCCTCCTTCTGGGGGATATCCGAAGCCTCAAGGATCATGTCGGGAGGAACGGGTATCCCGACCTTCGCCATCTCAAGAAGGGCGTAGAACGCTGCCACCCTCTGGGACGGTGTCGCCGGAGTATCCGTGATCACTATGTCGAACTCGAACGTGCTCAGATCGTTCAGCACATCCGTAACAGCCTGTCCGGTGAAAGGGTTCACACTCGTCTGTACGGGCTGATTCACCCCGACAAACTGAGGCTGACCGTTCTCACCGATGATCCGGAACATCTTCGGTTCATCGTAGAACTGCGGGATCAGCCCAGGAGCACCCGAACGGCCCCAGAGCTGCCTCATGAGCCGAAGCTTCGCCGACCGCATCTGGTCAAAGAGCAGGGTGATGTGAGTAACCGCCTGTCTCTGGTCAAGCTCCTTGGCCCGACCGGACTGAGATGCGGGACTGCTTCCAAGCATGGCCTCGTTGATCCCTGAGATCTCACGAAGATCCTCAGTGCTCTGTTTGTCGGTCTGGAAGAACACTGACGGAATCTGATCCGTTGCGAACTCCTGGGGAGCCGTGTCCCCCTGGTACTCGATGACCACGCCAGGAGTCGAACCCATCGTCTCCAGGCGGTTCTTCTCGTTGTCGGTCATCGTCCCCTTCTTGACCTTCCACCCACGATTGGCCATCGTGTTGACCAGGTGGGTCATCTGGCTTCTGCGCTTGTTCAGCTCCCTCTGGGGATCCTTCAGGTCTCTGACGATTCCGGCGGGGGCATCCCCTTCCCCAAGCCAGTAGGAGTTAATCAGCACGTAGGGGAACATTCCGTGCCTGTAGGGACTCTCAATGTCCTCAAGCAACAGGTCGCCGATGAAGGTGGCGCAACGGACGGAGCATTTTTGCCGTGTTTTTTGCTCCCCTACAATGTCCAACATTCCCTCGACCTTGCCGGTGATCTCAGTGCCGTCAGGGAGCACCCAGTACTTCTCCGTCTCATAATGCCGATACCACATGGTCACAAGCCTGGCCTTCTGAAGCTCCACGGAGTACCAGAGAGGCTCAGTGCCGATAAACTCCATCTCCTCCTCCGATTGGTCGTACCTGGAGACGATGCTCTCCACCCAATCGGATGCCTCCGGAAAGGTTGTCTTGACCTTCTCCTTCCCTACCCACCGTGCGTGGCAGAGGAACTCCGCATCACTCAGGTCATCCTTGGTGCATTCGGGATCGACATAGATCTCAAAGGGAGAGACGCTCTCGATAACAATGTTCTGCTCTCCTGTGAACCAATCCTTCTTCCAGTAGGCGTGATACCATCCACGACCAGTGAGCCAGGAACGCAGGGCAGCGTTTGATTCGACATAGTCGAACTCCACCGTATCGAGCAGATATTTGGTCACACCCTTTGCGACCTTCACCTTCTCCAGGTCATCAGCAGTCCTGGGGAGGAACTCCGGATCGTAGCGGTTCAGCCTCTGATACCCCGAAAGGAGATTCAGCAGCGGCCGGATCTTGTTGATGGTCAGACAGGGCCTTTTCGTCTTTCTGAGAGTATCGACATCGGAATCGCTCCACTGCTTTCCTGCGTAGAACTCAATGTCTTCCTTTGCTTCCCTTCTCCAATCGGACTCCACCGTTATCGCCGACTTGAACCGCTCCCGCAGGATCCCCAGTTTCTCCTGTTCCGGCAAATCCGCTATTTGCCGTGACTTCGCCGATATCGACCCTATCGCTGCTACTGGCATCCGTTTTTCCACCTCCTCCCCTCAGAAGGATCCCAACGCACTCCCCGTCAGCTATGAGTGTCCCTTCCCACTTGAGGACGAACACCGAAGACTCTCCCGCCGGGAGAACCCTCGATTCCGTCACCAGCTTGGGGTGCGAGCATAAAAAAGCCCCCTCGAAGGGGGAAGTGACTCTCAAACGGCCTCCGGATGAGGGAATCTGCTCCCCTTTTGCGAAGACAAAATCCAACCTGTGCATCCTACCTACCTCCCATATACCCCATGAAAGCGTCCACAAGGTTGTATAAAACGTCCTCGGCATCGTCCCGTGCGTCTACGGGGGGTCGCTGCGGAGGAATGTATTCGGGGTTTTCCCGTGTCGGACTGAACCACTTCGAGCTATACGCCGGGTGTCCGAACTCCTTGAACTCGTCAGGCCAATGAAGCTCCATACTTGCGGGGTCCACGCCAAGGGAAGCATCTCCCCGGTTCATGGACTGCAACGCCTTGATGTAGTCGTAGTAATGCCTGGGGTCAAAGGGGGAGGAAGGCCACCTGTGGGGCGGGAGCCCAAGCCGCTCCCTTTCAATGGCAATATACTGGCGTATCAGGTCGCTCAGGCTGTCAGCCATGATCCGAACCCCTTTCCACCAAAGACGAAATCTATGTTGTCATCCATGACGTTGCCGCCTCCTTCCGTCTCCTCCGTTTCGCCGCAGCCTCGGCGTATTTATCCCTCGACTTCTTCTCGGCAATCTCCGGAGTCGCCCATTCCCTGTGCATCAGGCCATATCTGAGAGCGTCATAGGCGTGGTCTTCGGTTCGGGTGTCCACATCCTCCGGATTCCGTGGGTCGCTCGACATCATTGGCAGCGTCCGCACGAGGTTCAGGCACTTCTCGCTGATCACAAGCCCTGGTTTCCAGTTCTCAGTGCCGAAGCCCCACCCTCGGAGCCTGTGGTGTATCTGGGCTTTTCCCGCAAGGCGGTTGTTCTGCGCACGGTTGAAGTAAACTCCATCGGAGGCGAACTGGTCTCCGATGCTCATGTCACTCTGCCCCACGTTCCCCCAGATTGCGGGGTCTGCCAGGCCGAAGATCTCCTTCTCCCCTGCGTCACGCTCGATCTGCCGGATCTTCTTCGCCACCTCCGAAGGGGTCTCCCGCACCCCCTCGTCCGGCTTGCCCGTCCACCCGTACAGCTCACGGTAGACAATCACCTGGTCATCGTAGTCGACAGCAAACCAGAGGCAGCAGTAGGGCTTGGCGAAGCCCCAATCCAGTGCCTTCCATCGGGGCCAGGACTTGGGAAGGTCTGTGGGATGCTCGATGACGTGCGCCCCACGATCCCACTCAGTGAAGATCTGTCCGGCGAACACGTCCCAATCCCCGTAGAGAAGCATCTTCTTCTGGATCTCAGGAAGCAGCTCAAGACGCTTCATATAATCGGGATCCGCTTTCATGAGGTACGGGTTGTCCTGCACCCTCGCAGGAATGAAGTACCTCGTCAGCCCTGTCTTGGGATCCACGTAGGGGTGCTCCCCAGACCTGGTGGGGTCAATGAACCGTGCCTTCACCCACCCGTGTCCAGGGCCTCCAGGGTTCGTGGCGGCTCGGACATAGCATCGCAGTTCAGGGAAAACAGTCCTGCACCTGGAGAGCAGATACAGATACTGCTCCTCCCGAAAGTGGGTCAGCTCGTCAAAGGCGATGTACTGATACTCATGCCCCTGATACCTCGTCTCGTCCCCCTGGTACTCAAGGTGACGGAACCGGATAACAGCCCCACTGGGAAAGGTGAACTGGGTGAACTTCTCGTTCCACCTCACCCTCGGCACAACGGACATGTAGATCTGCTTCGCCCGTATGATCATGTCCTGGAGTTCGGGATACGTCCGGCGAAACAGGATCCCCTTGTAGTTCGGGTGGGTCACCTGTCTCAATGCCTCGACTATCAGGGCATCCGTCTTTCCCCCTCCGGCAGCCCCGCCATACAAAACCTCATTCTCACATCGCTTGAGAAACTCGGTCTGCGGCCCTGGATTGGGCTGCCAAAAAATCTCCTGCTTCTTCCTCTTCGCCACATCAACCACACCCTCTAGCGCAGCCTGTATCCAGTGCCGCCCCGCATCACCCTGGGAGAATCATTCTCAAACAAGGCACGTATCCTGTCGTACCAATCCCCACCGGAAGGAGATTCATGCCCCTTCAGCGGGATGCTCAGTATCTGCTCAAGCTCCGCAGGATCCATCCTGGAGATCATCTCCATGATGTCCTCATCCCCGTACTGAGGCTCCTGGTTCTCCGGCATCGCCTGAAACGCCCGAAACGCTGCGTGGGCCATAGTGTCCTGACCGTCTATCATCCTACGGATGTCTGCCATGGGATCCTCTCCCGTCCCAAGACTCCTCATGAGCGCTGAAAGCGGCCCTAGCTCCCTCAACCCCTCGCTCCCTCCAGGGATGCCGAACCCACCTCCGGAAGCACTGTCAGCGGGAAGCCCCTCAAGAATCGACCCCTCCTCGTCTGCCATCCTCCCACTGTCCTCTATTTCATTGCCCTGGGCGTATGCCGCATTCAGCATCAGCATCAGCAGCGCTAAACGCATCTCATCCCCATAAGGCCCTCCTCCCTTGGAAAGAAACTCCTCCACCGGGTTCTTCCATACCCTGTCCTCTACCCACTTCCTCACCCCTGTCGGCTTACCGAACATCACATCCGCTATACCAGGCATCCCAAACCTCCCCTTATTTCCTTATTTTTTTTTCAGAGACCCATATAAATACATACCCCCCATACCCTCTTCAAGGGCATAGGGGGTATCATGTAAATAACCTGAATCATCATGAACACCGAAGAATCAGATGTGTGACGAGAAGAGGATCACTGGAGAAGAGGGAGCTGATTCATGGGGTGGGTAAGCTCTATGAATCACACTGGCCTCCTAGCTCCACTACGCCCCGCCCCTGCTTCGAGGGTGTACCCTCCTGGTCAACTCCTTGATTTTCCGAATGGATCCACTACGGGATTTTAGAATAACCGTACACCTAAACCGTACAAGATCTTTTACACTCTCCTGTATCCATGAGCTTTTACACTGCCTCTTCTGTGTCTGCTGTAGACTCCGAAGATTCTACTTCCGGCAATACAACAACCCCGATATTTGTTTCAAGATCTATCCCTACACTACTGCTAAAATCACCGTCAATCTTGGAGAGTAATTCGGCAGCCTTCAGCCTGTAGTTTATGTCCATTTCTCCATCCCTGAGAATATCACTAAGAAATTTTTGTCTCTCCCTTTTATCTGCTATTTCTGGGTGTTTTTCTCGGTTTTCTCTCTCTTTCAGTGCTTTAAGTACCTTTCCGTTTTTCATCAGATAACATCCGGCTGTACCTGCTGAAGTCTTGCTATATCCTGCTTTTATAGCTGCTTGTGTAGCATTTCCGGCATAATATTGAACAAAGAGTTTTTGTTTTTTAGTTAGTGCCATGGAGTAAGAATCACCTGCCTTTCCCCAAGAAATACCAGGTAATTTCAATAAGTTTTATATATTAAGAAGATCTTTTCTTAAGATCTTTTTTAAGAATGCTTGTAAGAATACCTGGAAGATTTTCTGTTTCGTTTTCGGAGAGTTTCCGGAGATATTCTGCCTGGATCCTGTACCTGGATCCTGTACCTGGATCCTGTTTTCTGGATTGCCTTGCCTGATCCATTCCCTGGATCCGTTTCCTGGATTGTTTTGCCTGGAGTGCTTTTCCTGGAGTGTTTTTCCGGCTGAAAATGTTTCACGTGAAACATTCCGGCCGGAGTATTGCAATACCTGGTATTAATAACAGCCGCATTGCCGGATAATGGCATTATACCACGCTATAAAGTGGAAAGTATTTCCAACTTTATGAAGCCTTGCGGCTACTGGGATTGAATAGCCAAAAAAGCCCATTGTGAACAATATTAAATGACGTTGTATACCAGGTATACAAGATAGTCTTTTTCCTGAGAGAAAAGATCTTCTCCCTGGTCTATTCCCTGGTCTATTCCCTGGTCTATTCCCTGGTCTATTCCCTGGAAGAAAAAAGATCTTCTCTCCCTGAAAAAAAGCCTGGAAGAAAAAGATCTTTTTGTTCCCCTGCTTCCCCTGGATCCATTCCCTGGTAAAAAGATCTTTTGTTTTCCTGGATCCATTCCCTGTATCTTCCTGGTAAAAAGGCACAAAAAAGACGGGAGAGTTTTTTATTTCTCTCCCGCCTTTCTTTAGCTGTTCTGTATTGCTGTTCTTATGTCCTGTATTTCTTCGATCCTTGCCATTTTCTCTAGTGCTTTTCTCTGAAGTGCTGTTACTTTGTCCTGGTTGTTTTCCTCGATTGCTATTTTCATACGGTGTATCAGTGTTTCAGCTGTTCCCCTCA